CAAAAACCAGTTGCATTATACAAATGGATTTTAGATAAATACGCCAAACCAAACGATAAAATACTCGACACACATTTAGGTAGTGGAAGTATTGCAATAGCTTGCCACGATTACGGATTTGATTTGACAGCGTGTGAATTGGATAAAGAGTATTACGATAAAGCAATGCAAAGAATACAAAATCACGTATCACAACAAAAACTATTTTAATTTAGTATATTTATACGCCTCAAAATGGGGCGTATTTTTTTTTAATCAAATAACCAAAATATGAGTATTTTTTCAAAGTATAATGATGAGATTTTAGAATTATTAGGAAAGGGTTTAAGCAATCGAGAAATAGCACGTCAAATTTCGCCTGATAAAGTTTCAGGAATTAGAAAACATATTGCAAAACTAAAAGACAATACAGGTATTTTAAACGCTTGTAATAGCGTAGGAGTTGACCCTAAAACCGTTCCGATGTTATGGCTAAAAAACAAAAACGAATCGGTAAGAGTTACCAATCCACTATTTGAGAAAGCAGAAGAAAAACAATTTCAAGACCTTACAACAACTTTAATAAAAGATTTACAAGAATACGCTCCTAATTTTGTAAAGTTAGAACGAATTGAAAACAAAGATTCTTATTTATTAGTTTTAGACCCTGCAGACATACACATCGGTAAGCTATCAAAACATTTTGAAACTGGAGAAGATTATAACAATCAAATTGCAGTACATAGAGTTTTAGCAGGAGTAAAAGGTATTTTACAAAAGGTTAGTTCTTTTAATATTGATAAGATTTTGTTTATCGGTGGTAACGATATTTTACACATTGACAATCCAAAAAGAACAACTACAAGCGGTACACCACAAGACACCGATGGTATGTGGTTCGAAAACTTTATAATAGCTAAAAATCTTTATATTGATGTTTTAGAAATATTACTACCTATTGCAGACGTTCATTTTTGTTTTAATCCTTCAAATCACGATTATACAAACGGATTCTTTTTAGCTCAGGTTATTGAAACTTATTTTAAGAATTGTCAAAATATTACTTTTGATACTTCGATAGCACACCGCAAAGGTTTTAGGTATTATAATAACCTTATTGGAACTACTCACGGTGATGGAGCAAAACAAGAACTATTACCTTTATTAATGGCTCAGGAGTTCCCTATTGAATGGAGTTTAACAAAACACCGTTATGTATATACGCACCACGTACACCACAAAACAAGTAAAGACTATGTAGGTATTACAGTTGAATCTTTAAGAAGTCCTTCGAGTGCTGACAGTTGGCATCACAGACAAGGATATCAGCATTCCGTAAAAGCTCTTGAAGGTTTTTTGCACTGCAAAAATAACGGTCAAATCGCCAGGATTACGCATATTTTTTAGTATATTTACATGTTTTGTTTTAGCCGCTGATGAAAATTAGCGGTTTTTTTATATCTTTTTGTTATTTATTCAAAAAAAGTATTATATTTGTAGCTGTGTTATTGGTGGAGCATTAATACAATTAAAGAAATTTTTTAGAAGCCTTATAGTGCGGGACTCCACTCCCAATCTATAGGGCATTTTTATTTTATATTATGGAAAAACACTTTGTTAAAAAAATAGTTGAAAAAGGATTTTCAATTATACCAGTCAATGATGACAAAACACCAAAAGGATCATGGAAGCGAAACCAAACATCACCCTACTCAATTAATGAAATTGATGCTATTGATTCAAATACATGGGCAATTATTACAGGATACAATGATCTGGAAATTATTGATTTTGATTTAAAAGTATTAAGCACGTTAAAAGAGCAAAATGAATTATGGGCCGAAATATTAAAATTCCTAAAAGATAATATTGATGACTTTGATAAAAAATTTAGTATTTACAAAACTAAAAACAAAGGATATCATATTTTATACCGTTGCAATGTTATAGAAGGAAATACAAAAATAGCAAAACTAAAAGGTCATAAAGAGGCAATAATTGAAACACGTGGTAAATTTGGTTATGCTATTTTATATGATGACTGCATAAGTCAAAATAATTATGCAAATATTCAAGAAATTAGTGAAGAGGATCGTTTTATACTTTGGTCATGTTTAAAAACATATAATTATGTTGAAGATTTACCGATTGAGCCTAAAAAAGAAAAACACGAATATCAAGAAACAGAAATAACATGCTGGGATGACTATAACAATAAAACAGATATTTTTGACGTTATTGGATCAGATTTTACTATTGTAGCAAATCACACAAAAAAGTACATTATTAAAAGACATGGATCTGCATCACCACATTCTGGTTATATTTACAAAGAAGATAACAGGATGTTTCTTTTTAGCACAGGAACAATTTATCCACACGAAAAACAAATTACACCATTTATTGCTTACTGTTGGAAATATCATAATGGTAATTTATCTGAAGGAGCAAAAGATTTATATCAAAAGGGATTTGGATCACGTTTAAAATCTAAATTAAAAGAATTAAAAGAAGAAATACAAATTCATCCAGTAATTAATAAAGATCATTTAGTATTTCCGATTGATATATTTCCAAAAGATATACAAAACTATATTTTAGAATGTAACCAAAAACTTGATAGTTCTATTGAATATATGGGTTGCTCAATGTTATGGCTTATTTCTGTATGCATTGGTAATTCTATTGATGTTGAGGTTAAAAGGGGCTGGAATGAAAATTTATCAATTTGGTTGTCTATTGTTGGTAAGGCTGGATTAGGTAAAACGCCAAGTATATCAAATATTATATTTCCACTATTAAAGATTAACGCAAAAGAAATTAAAAAATACATTAAGGAAAACGAAAAATTTGAATATTATGATTCATTATCTAAAAAAGAAAAAGAAGAACACAGCGAAGTTCAAAAACCTATTAAAACTCAATTTGTTGCTAATGATATCACTTTGGAGGCATTGGTGGATTTACATCAAGAAAGTGATAACGCAGTAGGTGTTTTTAAGGATGAGCTTGCTGGATGGCTTAAAGACATGAATAAATATAGGGAAGGTTCTGATCTTGAATTTTGGTTAAGTAGTTGGAGTGGTAAAAGTGTAAATTTAAACAGAAAAACGGCTAAAAGTGCATTTGTTGAAAAACCATTTATACCAGTTTTAGGTGGCATTCAGCCTAGTATTTTTAACAGTTTTTATACAGAAGAAAACAAAGACAATGGATTTATGGATAGAATGTTATTGTGTTATCCAGATCTTAAAATTGATTATTATAACGAAAATGAAATTTCTGAAAATATACTAAATTGGTATAAAGAAACAATTATTTCTTTTTATGATACTTTAAAAGGAATTATTAAACGTGATGAAGATGGCGAAATTATTTCGCTTACTGCTAAATTTTCAGATGACGCAAAGATTGAATGGAAGCGAATGTTTAATGAAATGACAAGCGTTCAAAATGATGAGGAAGAAAATGAATACTTAAAAAGCATGTATCCAAAACAAAAATCATACATTCCACGCTTCGCTTGTTTAATACACGTTTTTAACGACTTTTTTAATGATGGTGGTAATTCTCTATTAATTTCAAAAGAAAGTATCTTAAAAGCCGAAAAATTGAGTAAATATTTCATTGCAACAGCTAAAAAGATAAAAATTAATTCTGCTGAAGTATCTAAGCTAAAAAGTACAATTGTATTGAATAAAGGTAAAAATGAAAAAGAAAAACTTTATGAAGTATGGAAGGAAAATAAAAAATTCAATAGAAGTGAAACTGCTGAATTATTAGGAATAAGTAGAAGAAGTACACAGAATTGGATTAAAGAGTTTGAAAGTGCGCAAAAATAGTGCGCAAATGTAAACTGCGCAAAACAACTTTGCGCAGTAAAAAGTCAATAAAATCAATACTTAACAAATGAAAGTGCGCAAAATGCACAGTTTACATTAAGTAAAATAAAAAAAATAAAAATAAAAAAAATAAAATATTTACTGCGCAAGTGCGCAAATGCACAGTTAACACTTGTAAAGCCTTATAAACATTGATAATCTACTGCGCAAAAGGTGCGCAAAACCACTGCGCAAATAGTGCGCATTTAAAAATATAAAACATGGAATTAAGAAATTACCAAATAGAACTTTCAAACAAAGGATCTGAAATATTAAAAAGAAAAGGATTAGTTTATTACAATTTTAGTCCCAGAGTAGGTAAAACATTAACAGCCTTACAAACGTGCCAGAATGTTAATGCAAAGGATGTTTTATTTATCACAAAAATAAAAGCCTTTAAAAGCATACAGGATGACTTTAATGCTGCTGGATATATTTTTAATCTAACAATAATAAACAAAGAATCAATTCACAAAATAGAACACAATAATTTTGATGTTATTATTTATGATGAGGCACACGGTTTATTTTCAACCTATCCAAAGCCTAATAACTTTTATAAAATTGCAAAATCAAGGTTTTCTAAAATACCAGCTATTCTTTTAAGCGGTACAATGTGCGTTGAATCTGGATCACAAATTTATCACCAGTTTAATTTTAGCGATTATAGTCCGTTTAAACATTATATAAATTTTTATAGATGGGCCAAAGATTACGTAAAAGTAACACAGAAGCAATTAGGGTATGGTTTAATAAATGATTATAGTAAATGCAATATAGTAGCAGTTAATAAAATTATAGAGCCTTACACGCTTAAATTTACTCAAGAACAAAGCGGTTTTGTTTCAAAGGTTAATAAACATGTTTTAAATTTTCCTATTAGCAATAAATTTTTAATTGATAGGTTAAAACGTGATAATTTAATTGAAGGAAAAGACGAGTTAATAATTGCAGATTCAGGTGTGAAACTTATGCAAAAGATACACCAGATAGAAAATGGAACAATTATTTTTGAATCTGGCAATAATAAAATTTTAGATTATTCAAAAGGTGAATTTATCAAAGATTATTTTAAAGGTAAAAAAATAGCTATAATATACAATTTTAAAAATGAATTGACTTTATTACAGGATGTTTTTAAGGACCAATGCACAATAGATTTAAATGAATTTAATAATACTGATAAACATTATTTAGGGCAACAGGTTAGTTCGTGCGAAGGTATATCGTTATCTAAAGCAGATTGTTTAGTGTTTTATAATTTTGGTTATTCAGGTAAAAATTTTATACAAGCTATTGACAGATTAACTTTAAAAGATAGGCCAACAAATGATGTTTATTTTATATTTGGTAAAGGATCATTAACAGAGGCTATTTATAAAACTGTAAGTAAAAAAGAAAAATTTAATATAAAACAATTCAATGAATACAGAGCAACAAATTCAAAGTAAAATAAAAAAATACGCTGAAGGCAAAGGTTGGATTGTAATTAAAACAATTAAATTATCTGAGGCTGGTTTTCCAGATTTATTTATGTTTAAAGATGGAAAAACTATTTTTATAGAAGTAAAGAAAGTAGGCGGTGTTGTTTCACCATTACAGGAATTAAGGCGCAAACAATTAATGCAACAAGGTTTTGTTTGTGAAATTATTTATAGTTTAGAACAATTTAAAAATGAAATTAGCCGAAAAGATAGAATTATTTAAAAAAAATAATCCTGAAAGATTAGAACATACCTTTAAAAATGGTTTAATATTCAAAGGAAGCGGAAATTATAAGTTACATTGGTGGCTTGATAGCCTTTATAAAGATGCTGTAAATGAGTGGAAATTTAATAAAACCACTAATAATGTAGATTTTTTAAATAAAATATTATAATATTTTTGTATCTTTGTATTTATAGTCTGGTCGCTATAATTAACAACATTATTTAATTCCTACGGATGATAAGACGACCAGCTTTGATTCCGTAGGTTTTTTATTTTATGGTAGGAATATACAAAATTACATCACCAACAAAAAAAGTTTATATTGGTCAAAGTATTGATATTGAAAAAAGGTTTAAAAATTATGAAGGACTAAATTGTAAAAGGCAACCTGCAATTTATAATTCATTTTTAAAATATGGAGTTAATAAGCATAAATTTGAAATAATTTGTGAATGTGATATTTTAGAATTAAACGATAAGGAAAGATATTATCAAGACGTTTTTAGTGCAACTGGTAAAAATGGATTAAATTGTAGTTTGACAAAAACAAATGATAGAAATGGCAGTCATTCTGAAGAAACTAAATTAAAAATAGGATTAGGAAATAAAGGAAAATTTGTTTCTGAAGAAACAAGACAAAAAATGAGTAATACAAGGACTGGAATAAAACATAATTTAGGTAGAAAACATTCTAAAGAAACAAAAATAAAAATTAGCGAAGCTAATATGAATAATGGAATATTAACTTTAAATATTGAAACAGGTATTTATTATGTAACATTGAAAGAAGCTGCTGAAAGCATTAATATAAAACAAACTAAATTACGTATGCATTTAAAAGGTTATATAAAAAATACAACTTCACTTATTTATGTTTAAAAAAAAAACGATTTTCTTTTGCGTAATTAAAAACTATTACTATATTTGTACTCAGATAACAACAATAAAACACAAATATTATGAAAGCAATTAACTCTTTAGAATTAGTAAAATTAGAATTAATAACAATGTTTAATAATGGAATTACATTAACAAACATAAAAAGACATTTATTAAACAATGGATGTTCTGAAGTATTAGCAAATAAACTTATAAGAATAACAGAAATAGAAGTAAAATAAAATTATTATGAACGAAAAAGACAAAGCAAATGAGTTAATTAATTGGGCAATTACGAATGGAGCATCTAAAGAAGTTTCTAAATTATTCGCAAATAAAATAATTGATGAGGTATTAAATTTAGATAATATAAAACCATATGTTTTGCACAAAGAAATAATTAAATATTATATTGAAGTTAAACAAGAAATAGAAAAAATATGAAAAAAGAAATTAAAAAAGAAATTTTAAGTTGGTTATTAATAATTTTATTAATAACATTTGGAAATATTATAGGAAGTATTATTGCAAATTTAATTATAAATTTATTATGACACTAAAAGATAAGTTTGAAAATATAGACATTGTTGCTTATGATTCAATACACGGACAATATTACTCAAATCTAAATGAAGAAGAAATTGAAGTAATTATAAAAATAGTAGATGAATTTGCTATTGGATTTGCTGAGTGGTGTACTAGGTATCATGACAAGAACATAAATGTTAATGGAGAGATGTTGCACGCTAAAAGTAAATATGATGAAACTTATTTAACAAAAGAACTATTAGAAATATATAAAAAAGAAAAAGAATTATGACACCAAAACAAAAAGCATCTGAGTTAATTGATAAATTTACTTACTGGAATACATCGGAAGCCGAAAGGGAAGGAATTAAAAGCGCTTTAAACGTAGTCGATGAAATGATAAATGAGTTTGATTCATTAGAACATTATAGAATTGATTATTGGTATGAAGTAAAAAACGAAATAAATAATTTATAGTTATGGATTTACAAGAGATAAAGAATTTGTTTGGAATAGACCTAACAATTAAGAATAGAAAGCCACATTTTGTTTATTTACGAGGTATTTATATGGATCAGGAAATTGAAAAAGGCAAAAATAATTTAAACATTTGCAAAGAATTAAAATGCAATCACGCTACAGGGTTTCACTACTTCCAACGTAAAGAAATGTATAAAAACATTAAAGAGTATAATGATGTTAAAATAGCTTTTGATAATAAAGATGCTGAATTGTTTAAAGATATTGATTTTAGACTCAATAACGTTAAGTACATTCATTATCGAGAAATGGAACGTAAAAAGCCTAAAAAAATAAATATTGATGAGATGCCAAAGGTAAGATGGCATTATTTGAAAATAATTGAAACTTTACGCAAAGATAATAGGCACAAGTTATGGGATAAACCGATGAAGGAATTTACAATTAATGATTATAAAATTTTAGAATCTTTATAAATACTCGTTTTAACGGCAATTAACACCGTAATAACTTAAAATTTTAAATAATTATGGCAAATAAAAGAAATATAAAACCGTTAACTCAAAGGTTATCGATTTATGAGCAGGAATATAAATTGAAAGAACAAGCAAAAGAACTATTAAAAAAAATAAAAGAAGATGCCAGATATAACAATGTGTCAAGGAACTAATTGCAATATAAAAGATAATTGTTATAGATTTAAAGCCGAACCGAGTGAATTTAGGCAATCTTGGTTTTGTGAAAGTCCTAATATAGACGAAAATAATTGTGATTATTATTGGGAAGTAACAAAACCAATTCATAAGTTTAATAATGGTAACGGAGCAACCTTATGCAATAAATGCAGTAAAATAATTAGTATTGGATTGACAAAAGAATTATATTGTTCAACTAAATGTGAAGAAAAATGACACTAAAAGATAAGCTTATAGACGCATTTAAAAGCGGTAAAAGATTTGATATTAAAAACGCTGAAGTTATAGCAGATGAATTTGCTATTGGGTTTGCAGAATGGATTTTAAAATTTGATAATTTAAAAAATGAAAATAAATATATTATTGAACAACTATTAGAAATCTACAAAAAAGAAAAAGGATTGTATTCCAACTTTACCACTTTATAGTGCTACTTTTGGAATGATAATAATAATTTTAATAATAATTAAAAATAAAAAAAATGACACCAAAAGAAAAAGCAAAAGAGTTATTGAATAAGTATTATCATTTATTTTCAGTAGAATTAGAAAATACAATTGACTATAGAGAAGCTAAACAATGTGCATTAATCGCAGTTGATGAGATAATTAAAGATAGAGAAAGATTAAATGATGCTTTCTTTTATAATGAGAATTATTGGCAAGAAGTTAAACAAGAAATCTGTGATTTATGAAATATATTTTAGTTTGGATAGCATACGAGTTTATAAGACCAAAAGCGATTTGGTTATGGAATTTTTTAATTAGTAAAGCATAAATTATGATAGAAGATTTTGCACAAGGAATAGTTATAGGGTTTATGATGGGTATCTTTTTTTCGTTAGTAGCTTATATTTTAAAAACAAATGATTATATATGAAAAAATTAATATTGATTTTAGCAGTTGTTGGAATGACAAGCTGCTCAAAAAATTGTGATGACTTAGAAGATGCGGCTTATAAACAATATCAAGACGCTGTTTTTAGATGTGGAGGTAGTTCAGCTTGTAGGATTGAAATAAAAAGGCAATATGACGATAAGATAAAACGAATAAGAGAAAATTGTAATTAATTTTGTAACTTTGTATTTATGGCACGACCAAGTGAATATAGTTTTGATTTGTCAAAAGAGATATGTAATGAAATAGCATTAGGTAATAATATCATACGTATATTAGAATCTGATGCAAAGTATCCAAACTGGACAACATTCAGACGGTGGAAAAATAATAACGATGAATTACGCACACTGTATGTGAGCAGCCAACAGGATAAAGCGTTAGCATTGGAAAATGAAATTGATGACTTAAGAGATATGTTAATCACTAAAGAAATTGAATACCCTGTTTATAACGCTTTAGTTAATACTTTAAAATGGAAAATGGCTAAAATGTATCCTAAAGTGTTTGGTGATAAAACAGATGTAACGTCGGGGGGTGAGAAAATACAAAATACAACCTTACAAATCGAAATAATCAAACCAAGTGAGGATTAAAGCAACTACGGTATTTGAGAAAAATTATAATTCATTAAATACTGGAAAATATAAATATATTATAAATTCAGGGTCTTCTCGTTCGAGTAAGACCTTTAGTATTTTACAATTATTTTGGCTTTTAGCGTGGTCAAATGAACGTATTAAATTAGCAGCTTTTAGGATTACTAAAAAGGATTGTAAGGATACAATTTTACAGGATATGTTAAAGTATTATCCAACTTTGTCAAATTGGGATAAAGTAGTTTATAATAAATCAGAATCTTATTTTACCTTCCCAAATGGATCACAGATATTTATAGAGGGTACAGATGATGAATTGAAAGTGATGGGTTATCATTCAGACTATTTATGGTTTAATGAATTTTACAAGCTATCAAAAGAAACATTTGACCAATTAGATATGAGGTGTTCAAAATCTATTTTTATGGATTATAATCCAGTTGGTAACCATTGGGCGGATAGTGTTATGAAGCGGGATAACGCTATTGTAATTCATTCAACATTCAAAGACAATCCATTCATACCAATAGAGCAAAAAAAGAAAATACTATCTTATGAGCCTACTGAATACAATGTAAAACAAGGAACTGCCAATGAATATAACTGGCAAGTATTCGGGTTAGGTTTAAAAGCACAAAAACAAGGCAGAATATACAACTGGAATGAAATCAATTATTATGATTATTTAAACATTGAAAAACAGACTTACTATGGTTGTGACTGGGGTTTGGTTGATCCATTTGCAATTGTTGAGGTTAAATATCATGATGGTAATTTATACGTTCATGAATTGAATTATAAGTCAGAAAACGAATTAAGGAAAAACTTAACCACAACTGAATTACACCAAATAAACGCAAATCAGGATGAAGGCCTTGTGAGTTGGATGTTTACAAAATTAAATATACCAAAGGATAAAATTATTGTATGTGATTCTAACAGGCCCACAAAGATAATAGCTTTAAGGAGATCAGGTTGGGAATATGCCGTTTCTGTTGGTGGTAAAACTCGATTAATTGACAGGATAGGCACAATGCAAGGCTTAAATGTTTATTATACATCCACTTCAAAAAATATAGAATTTGAACAGGAAAATTACTCTTATCAAAAGGATAGGTTCGGTGTAACCTTAGAAAATCCAGAAGATGGTAATGACCATTTAATTAATGCTATTGAATATATCGCACAAAAACTGTTTGAAATGAATATTATAAAAAATATTTAGTAACTTTGTGAAAATTTTATTATGGGATTCAATCTAAATTTTTCTTTTGGTAATAATGCACCTCAAACAATTGAGAGGGATTTAAGCGGGAATTTCTTTTATGAAGTATTAAACCAAAACGCAAATTTATCAAAATTTAAGAATGACAAAGAAAAACTGAATGTTGTATTATCTAATCCAGCAGCGTTAAAAGTCTTTGCATTAAACTGTGATTTATTTAGTTTAGGTAAAATAAACACACCAACAGAAACAGACTTTCTTTATAGTCAAAGAAAAAAGCCAAACTTTAAACAGAACTGGACTCAATTTCTATGGGATTATATGTTTTTTATGCAGCTTGGAACAGCTTACCTTTGGACTCCAAACAATCAATTGAATGAAACATCACCTATTCAGTGGCTTAATCCAGCGAATATTGAATTCGATAGTAATATAGTTGATAAGTTAAACAGTCTTATTTTATCTAAAATTACTTATTCTGATATTGTAAAAGGCACAATTAAATATAATATTGGTAATACATCCAAAATTATTCCTATTTCAGAAATTACACCATTTTACGATCTTACAAACTCAATTAGTGATAATAGTTTTAAAGGCATTTCAAGGTTAGATGCATTATATAAGGTTATTTCTAATTCAGAAAATGCGCTGAATGCTAAAAATATAAATTTAGAGTTTAGCCAGAAATTTGTTGCTACTGCTAAAAATGATAGTTTAGAATCGGTTAACATGACCGATGTAGAAAAAAGAAATATTGAAGGAGTAGTAAGAAGTAGCAAGAGCGTTCACGCAATTAAAAAGCCTATTGAAATAAAGAGATTTGTTGATGATATTGCACGTTTAAAACTTGATGAGTGTTTTTATAATGATTATTTCATGATAGGATCAATGTATGGAATTCCAAAAGATATACTTGAATCTAATTTAAAAGGCAGTACATACGAAAATCAGGAAAAGGCAACAAATAGACACGTTGAATATGTTTTAAAACCAAAAGGCCAATTATTAACAGATACATTTGAAGAAAAGTTTAATTATTCTGAATTGTTTATGAGTTGGGAACATTTGGCATTTAATCAAGTATTTGAGAAGGAACGTCAAGAAGTAATTAAATTGAAACTTGATAACAAAATATTAGCAGATCAAAACAACATTAATCTGGATGAGCTATGATAACCAAAGAAGATATTGAGCAACTAAAAAAAGATAAACAAAATGAAAATACCATCGTTCGAAAATAAAGAACAGGAAATTGATTTTATCATTAAAAATCAAAACAAACTGATTGCATTTAAAAAGGCATCATTTAAAAAAGCCGATACATTTTCATTTTCACCAATTGAAACAACAAAGGCAATTGTAAATAATAAACCAGTTCAGGAAGCTGAAGAAGAACTAAAAGTGAAAGTAGTAGTTAATTCAACTAACTTTTTAGATTCTCACGGTGATGTACATATTAAAGGTTTATGGAACAAGTCTATAAATGAGAATAAAAATATTGTACATTTGCAGGAGCATTGTATGGAGTTTGATAAGATTATTGCAGATGGTGAAGATTTAAACGTATTTACTCAACAATTTACTTTTAAACAATTGGGATTTGAATATGATGGTAAGACAGAATGTTTAATCTTTGAAAGTAAAGTAAAAGAGGACCGTAACGAGTTTATGTATGAACAATATTCAAAAGGATTTGTAAAAAATCACAGCGTTGGAATGTCATATGTTAAAATGGTACTTTGTGCAAATAATCCAGCAAGCACACAAGAGTTTGAAAACTGGAATAAATATTTACCAGAGGTTGCAAATCAAGAAACAGCAATTGAAAAAGGTTATTTTTGGGCCGTACTTGAAGCAAAATTAATTGAAGGTAGTGCAGTTGTTATAGGATCTAATCCAGTTACACCTACACTTGAAAATAATATGAAAGCCGTTCACACACTTTCAGAAAATGAGCCAACTATCGAAGTTACTCAAAAAATGAATGAAAACGAATTTAACAAACTATTAAACAAATTTTAAAAATGATCACACAAGAACAATTAGACGCTTTAAGCGCAAAAGTTGAAGGATACAAAGCACAGGATGTTGAAGTATCTACATTGAAAGCTGAATTAGAAGCTTTAAAAGGTAAAGAAACTATTGAGAAATCAGTATTCGAAAACCTACAAGAACAAGTAAACCAATTAAAAGAAATGAAAGTAACTACAACTGTTAAGACTATTGTTGAAGAAATCAAAGAAAACAAAGAAACTTTAAGAGCTATTGCAAAAGGTGGAAACGCTGAAGTAGTATTGAAAGCAGATACTTTGAGAGCTTCTATTGCTACAAATCCACACGTTGCATTAGTTGACGGTATTGGTCAATTACAACGTAAAAAAAGAAGTCTTTATGAATTATTTCGTAAAATTCCTGTTGGTGCTGGTAACCATAATGGTACTATTGCTTATGTTGACTGGGATGAGGCTACAACCGTAAAAGCTGCCGCTTCTGTTGCTGAAGGTGTCGCATTTGCAGAATCAACTGCTAAATTTAAAGGTTATACTTTAGCATTGCAAAAAATCGGTGATTCATTGCCAGTATCTGAAGAATTCTTCAATGATGAGGTTATGGCTGCTGCTGAATTAGAATTGTTCCTTGATGCAAACGTTTTAGACAAAGTAGCTTCTCAAATCGTAGTTGGTGATAACACCGGTACTAACTTAAAAGGTTTAATCACTTCATCACCAGCTTACACGGCTGTAGCTTCTGGAATTACAGATGCAAACATTTATGATTTGATTGCAAAAGTATCTGAAGATATTACTTCTGTTGGTGGTGCTAAATATCAACCAGATTTCGTAGCAATGAACATTGCAGATATTAACAAATTGAAATTGAAAAAAGATAGTACTTACAATTATGTTTTCAACTTTAATGATCCACGTATTGGCGCATTGAATATCGTAGAAGATAATAATGTAACAGCTAACACACTTTATTTAGGTGATTCAAGATTTGCACGTATCTATGAAATGGGTGGTGTTGTTGTTTCTAAAGGTTACAATGGAACTGATTTCGCAGAAGATATGTTGACTTTGAAAGCACGTAAGAGATTAGCTTTCTTAATCCGTGAAGCTGATAAAACTGGTTTTAGAAAAGTAGCTTCTATTTCTGCTGCATTAACTACATTGGCAACATAGTAGATGAAAAAAGTAGAGTTTATAAAAGACTTTGCAACTAAATTGAAAGGCGATGTTTGGGAGTGCGACTCCCAACTCGCTTCTCACTTAGTACACATTGACAAAGTGGCTAAATATTACGAACCTAAAAGCAAAAAATAAATGTATTTAATTGACCAAACATATTTTATCAAAGAATTAAGTATTCCAAATCTTAATGAGATGGATTCCGATAATCTTACTGTATTAAATCAATATATTGATGAAAAATGTAGGGAATTATTACAAAATGCATTAGGATACGTTTTATTTAAGGATTTGGATAGTAAGATAACAAATGGAGTTCTGGATACATTAGCGCCTCAAAAATGGCTTAATTTTGTCAATGGTGTTGAATATACAAAAGAGGGTAAATTATACAAGTGGAAGGGCTTAAGATACACCGAAGGCCTTTATAAGTCTTCATTGATGGCCAAATATACTTTTTACTCTTGGTTAAAAGATTCCATTTCTGTTGTTACTGGAACAGGCGAGAAAATGATTAATTCACAAAACGCTCAAAATGTTAATTCAAATCAAAGACTGGTAACAGTTTGGAATGATTTTGTATCGGAATATCAAGGTACAAATAATTATTTTCCTTCTGTATGGTATAAAGGCACAACAAGGGTTGTTGATTGGTTTGGATCTGGTGAGCAGTTGGGGTATGTTAGTTTGATTCAATTTTTATCTGACAATGAAACAGATTATCCAGATGCAAATATGACCTTATTCAGAAATCAAAATCAATTTGGATTATGATAGTAGTAGAGCATTATTTACGGGATTTATTTGCACAGTTACCAACTATTCAAGGTTTTCAACCAAAATTTAACTGGGGTTCACAGGATTCATTAAATTTGTATTTAGCACAATTAAAGCAAACTAATAAGTATCCGTTAATCTGGTTAGTTGAAAATGAGGAAAACGGTAATTTTTCGAAAAAAGGAGTTGAAAAATCTGTAAAACTAATTATTGCAAAACAATCCGTACACCAAACAAATACAAATCCTATAATCTGGGAAACAGAATTTAATGATGTATTAAATCCACTTGCAGAAAATATACTAAAAGCATTGGATCGAAGTACAACAACAGAAATAAAGGAAGGAAAATATAAATTACAAAGACGGTCAAACTATTCAGAAGATAACGGTAAAAATGCAAAAACCATTGACAACTGGAATGTGATTATTTTAGATTTGGATATTTACTTCAAAGATAATTGTTTAAAAACTATAAATTTTAATTAAAAATGGCATTAACTAACATCGTTAACTCGGTAAATTGCAGCGCATCGGAAGTTTTAGGAACTGGATTAAAAAACTGCAAACAGGATATCAAAAGAGTTACAACATTAGGACTTTTAGAAAGAGGTCTTAAATTTGATGAAGCTCGTTCACTTGAATTGGCTTATATTCAAGAATTGCAACAAAAAGGGCAATTAATCATTTTGCAAGGAGTTGTTGAATTAACTGACAATACAGCAGAAGACACAATTATCACACGTGCAGGATCAGGTGAGAAAATCGTAGCTGGAAAAAACCCATATGAGTATATGGTAATGTTTGACAACGGTTTAAACTTTCACAAAGCATTAACTTCTTTGTCTTCTAACAGACAATATGACTTGATCATGTTTGATTCAAAAGGTGATGCAATTTTCACACAAACAAAAGCGGGTGAGTTCAAAGGTTTCACACTTGGAATGTTTGAAAATGGTAAATACACTATGAGTAACGGTACTGATGCATCTGCACAATCAGTAACCTTTCAAATGGTTAACAGATTAGAGTTTGACGAGCGTGTAAGCTGGATTACTGCTGATAACTTGGATTACAACGCACAAGAAGACTTAGACGGTGTTAACGATGCAGTATTTACAATGACTGCTCCAACTGCTGGAACTTCTATTGTTTTCACTGTTAAAACATTAGCTGACAATCATCAAGTATCATTAAGCGGATTACTTAAGACTGATTTACTTTATACTGTTGACGGTGTTACTACAACAATCACAACATTAGTTGAAAGCACAACAGAAGCTGGTAAATACACGTTAACTGTTCCTGCATTTATTGCTGGTAAAGTATTAACGCTAAAAACTTGGGATACTACATTATTAAAAACTATCATCAATTTAGATGGTGTTTTATATAAGTCAAATGTAGCAACTACAACGGCAATATAATTTTTGTTTTGAGTTAATGAATTAAGCGCATCATAATAGGTGCGCTTTTTTTTGTACTTTTGTATTATGAGAACTGTAAAAGATTATATGGACTTCGTTAAAAATGTTAGGGATAATATTCCTCAACAAACAGAGGGTATAATTAACAGAAATAAAGCCGAAATAATAGACTTAAACAGACAGGCTCAATTGTATGCAAAAGGTGAGGATAGTTTAGGATTAGACTTAAAACCTTATGCATTTTTTACGGTCCAGATAAAACAATTGTTGGGGCAGCCATATGACAGAACAACTTTGAACTATTCAGGAGCCTTTTATGATGGCTTTTATTTAACAGTAGACAAAGACAATTTAATACTTACTTTTAACTCAAACGATAGAAAAACACCTGATTTGATTGGAAAATATGGTCAAAATATTTTTGGATTGAATTACGATAATCAACAAAAACTAAATTATGAAATTATTAAACCTGAATTGGATAAATACATCCGTCAATATTTATAAAAAGTGCGATGAAATGCCACTCTGGAACTTTCAAAAGTATCTTGAAACAAATGATTTAAAATACTTTACAAAGGAATTAAAAGAGGTAAAAGGGTTAGATAGTGTAATGAATGATTTCTTTGTTGAGTATTTAGAATTAACTCAAAATAATGCAGTATACCAAAGATTCTCAAAGATTTATAAATTATTGAAATTAGAAGGAAAGTATAATTGCGTTACATTAATATTAAAATCATTATACAATTACGATAAGGGTTTAAATTTAGATATGTTTCACGCTTTGACTTGGGAATTAGAAAAATGGCATTACAGAATTGATAGGGCAAAAGATATATTTTCACAACTTGAAAGCATTAACCAAAGATTGCAGAATGTTAAAACACAAATTGAGATACTACAATTAGAACTTAAAAAAGATGACCAACAAGAAAGCCAAAGTATAGAAAGCCAATTAATTTCAGTTAGTCGTATTTTAGAATTAAAGTACAAATTAGATGCAAAAGAAATTACGGTAAAAGAATGGATTGAATTCCAAAAACAAGCTGAAAAAACAATAAAATCACAAAAGAATGGCAAATAGTATTGATTTAATAGTAAGTAAAGAGGCACAAGCTGGACTTGATGCATTATATAAATCATTGACCAAAACACATGAAGAAGTAGTGGCGATTTCAAAATTGCAACTTTCATTTAATGGTGGTCAATCACCTAAAAGCGTAACGGATTTAAACGAAAAAATAAAGGATCAGGCAAAAATACAAGCTCAATTAGAAAAACAAATTGAAAGGAACAGACTTGCAGAAATAAGACTACAACAAACAAGGGAAAAAGCCTTTGATAAATATACTGCACAATTACAAAAAGAAGAAGCCAAACTAAAAGCATCCGAATCAGTTTACAATAAAATTCAAAATAGTATGAATTTATTGCAAAAAACTTATAAAGATTTAGCTATTAGAAAGGAATTAGGAAGCCAATTAACAGATGATGAAACAAAAAGTTTAGAAAGATTAGGCAAAAGAATTCAAGACTATGACAGAGCATTAAAAGCTGTTGATGGTCAAATGGGTAAATACCAGAGAAATGTTGGTAACTATGCTGGAGCATTTAATCCATTAAGCAACTCAATCAATCAATTAAGCCGTGAAATGCCAGCTTTTGCAAATTCCGTACAAACTGGATTTATGGCAATTTCGAATAACTTACCTATTTTCTTTGATGCAGTTGGTGGGATTATTAAGCAAAATAAAGAATTACAGGCACAAGGGCAACCAACTCAATCAGTATTTAAACAACTTGCAGCTTCTGTTTTTAGTTTAGGAACGGCATTAAGTATTGGAGTTACTTTGCTTACTGTTTACGGTGCGCAAATTTGGGACAGTATATCAGGATCAAAAGCCAGAAAAGAAGCATTAGAAAAGGAAAAAAAGGCAGTTGAAGACAAAGCACAAGCAGAAGATAAAGCACGTGAAAGATTAGCACAAGCACAAAGTGTTGAAATTTCACGTTCGCAAGTACTTTTTGAAAATGCTAAAAATGTAACTTTGAGTTATTCCGAAAGAATAAAAGCGGTTAATGAATTACAAACAAGGTATCCAGAATATTTAAGTAATTTATCAAAGGAACAAATTTTAGCTGGTGATACTGCTGACGCTGAATTAAAATTAAATGATGCTTTGGTAAAACGTGGAATTGCTTTAAGTTCACAGCAAGCTATTCAAGATGAAATAACCAATAATTTAAAAAATGAAAAATGGCTTTCAGATAAACTTTTAGATGTTGAAACAAAACGTAAAAAATTAGGTGAAGAACTTCAAACATTAGATCCATTTTCTGAAAATAAAAAACTAATTGAACAATACGAAAAAATTAAATTAGAACTTGGAAGGTTGTTTTATTTAGAGGGAACTTTGAAAGATCAATATAAATCTAAAAATAAAACTATTCAGGAGAGTATTGCTTTTTATTTAAAACAATACAATGAAAATGCTAAATATTTGGATGTTGTACGAGAGGATACAAAAGAAACTAAAAAGAATAGTACTGCAAAAAAAGACAAATTAAAAGTTGACAAAGAAATAAACAGAGGAACTGAAGAATATTTTCTTTCTGAAATTTCACGTTTGGAAAAATTAAGATCATCCGTTGCAACAACTACGCAGGAATATGAATCGTATAACGCACAATTAGAGTTATTAAATGCAAGTTTATTATACTTAAGAGGTGGTGAAAGGTTAAATATGGCTGGAATGGTAACTGGTGGCAAAGATGAAATTGCAAAATTGCCAATAGCAACAAAAGAAAGTTTAGAACAAACAAGCCAATATTTACAAGGTTTTTATGATCAGTTTGGAAGTCAAAGCGGCATGCCAACACTATTTAAGGTATTAAATAAAGAGATTGAAGGCTTTGGTGATAATTGGAAAGTTACTGCCGTAGCGATGATGGAAATAGGTCAGGAATTGACTAATACATTAATGAAACAAAGTGAAGCTCGTTTTAATGCTGAATATGCACGTTTAGAACAACAAAAGAATATTTCAATTGCATTTGCTGGAAGTAGTGCAACTGCAAAAGCTGAAATAGAGCGTCAATACGAAGAACGAAGAAAATCAATACAAAGGCGACAAGCTGAAAGTGAAAAAAGACAGGCTTTATTTAATATAGCCGTTAATACTGCACAGGCTATTGTTGCTACATTAGGGAAAACAGGATTCGCTGGCATTCCGTTATCTTTGATAGTTGGTGCAATTGGAGCTGCACAGTTGGCAATGGTTGCATCACAAGAAATTCCAGCATTTGCAGAAGGTGGGGTTCACGAAGGTGGTAGGATGTTAATCAATGATGCTAAGGGTTCAAAATATCAGGAAACAGTAGTAACACCAGATGGAAAAATTAGACAGTTTAAGGGAAGAAATAAAGTTGTAGATGCGCCAAAAGGAACGCAGATTTTTACACCTGATCAATGGAGCAAACAAATTAATAACCTACTTTTGAAAAACAATATTTCACCTTTGCAAACAAACCAAACAAACGGAATAAATAAAGAGGATCTTGAAAGTGTTTTTAGAAAATACAGCGGTTCTAACGAAGTGGCAATTAATATAAATGAAAACGGATTTAAGAAAATGATTAGTTCAAACGGCAGAACAAGAGAAGTTTTAAATAGCAGACTAACAACAAAAGGAAGGATAGTATAATGGAAAACTTTACATTTTATTTAAACTTTAAGAATGATGCAACAGGCTTGATTGAAATAACCGAGCCTGTTAAATTCGATGGTGCAAGTTTCACAGTTGAACAGGATAAAACCAGATACGGAAGGGATATAAGCTACGGAAATGAGGAAGTCAGTCTGGAGTTTTATGATGGCATTTTTGATAATGGTTTAACAATGGGTTTATTTAACTTATTGGATTATTATAAAACTTATGGTTTTGAAAGTGAGGTTGAATTTATATTGAAGAAAAACGGTGTAACTTTTACTGTTGGATTGTTAGATTTTCAAATGGCAAAGACTGACTTACTTACTTATTTTGAATGTAAAGTAATTCAGGAAAATAACAGGGCAATAATAAATAGGCGAAGTGATATTAATGTTGATGTATTTAGTGATAAGGATTTGGATTTAAACACAATTACACCGTTAACAACTGAAAATATACTATTAAAGGCAAAGCCATTATTTCAGGTAAGTGAGTGGGGAAGTTATGTTGAAAATTCTTTTTACCAACCTTTATACGGTCAGGATGCAGTTTTAATGAACATAACTGGAAATTTAAATAAATTTGCAATAGAAAACTCGTTTTCACCATTATTCCACAAAGAGTATGTTCCTTCATTGTCAGGTGATCCAGTTTATGAAACCTTAAGGGATGAATCAACAATTATAAGAGCAGCAGCAAATTTAACAAATATAAACATTAAGATTAAAAACTTAAATTTAAATGCAATTGCACAAAGTGCATTTTTTACAAAATTTTATTTCAGATTATATTATGGAACTTCTTATGTAGCTGGAAATTACGAATATATTGATATTATTACGCCATTTGATTTAAATAGTTTTAATATAACAAATCAAGATTATACTATTAATATACCTTTTTTAGTTTCAAACTCAAAAGTTTGGATTAATTTACAAGTTTTCAATTTATATTCAACACCAGCGGGAACACCAGTTGACGCAGTTACAATTGATTTTAATTGTGAAAGCGTAACAATAGAAGCCACTTCAACTGCAATCGATAGTATTATAAAAGGAATTAGATACATTGATCTATTTAAACAAAATATAAAATCAATTTCAGGGTTATCAGTTGATGCGCCAAAATTTGATGTTGATGGTGAATTTTACGAACAATTTGCGTTTAATGGTAAATTAATCAGGCAATTTATAGACAGGCCGTTTTACGTTAGTTTTAAGGATTTAACCGAAGGTTTACAGGAAGTTAATGCAGACTATCAAATAAACCAAAATAATGTCTTTATAGGGCAATATAATGACTTTTATAATAATGTTGATTTGGGTGGATATTTACAAGCACCAGATACAGAATTTAATACAAATTTCAATGACAGATATACTATTAACGCTTTCAATTATTCTTATAAGACTTACGAACAAAATAGAGATGAAACTAACACAATTGATAGTATTCATACGGATGCGCAATTTTTAATGCCAAATAAACTCGTTGAAAATAATAAAAAAATAGAAGTAAATCAAATTCGTGATCCGTTTAGTATTGAAAGCGCAAGGCGTCAAGGAATAAATACAAAAGAAACAACTTCTTTGGATAATGATGATAAAATATTTTTAATAGATGTTTATCCATTGCCAAATGGTTCAATGGGTGGTTTTATTTCTTTTTTATTAATGAGGTTAAACGATGGTAAACTAGAAATATTAAATAATACTTTAAACGGTGCTGCAATTCCTTTTAATTGGACTTTGTTAGGTTTTGTTGTTGGTTCTGATTTTGATATTGTTGACGGTGAAAATATAGGTAATTATACAGTATTTTCAATAAATGAAACAAGTGTATTTTTAACACCTATTGGATTTTCACCAAGTTTTGAAGGTGATGGGTTTATTAAAACAGAATTTCCGCTTAATAATGTATCTTATGTAAATAGAACAAGTCAGGGTTTCACTGAAATACTTAATTTGTCAAGTGGCGACAATTATAGTAATTTAAGGTATTCAATTAAAAGAAATATGAAGTATTGGAGCAGTTATTTAAAGACAGCATCGAAATACAAACCAAGTGGAATAATACAAAATACCTTCTTTAAAAATAACGGTTTACTTTCAACAAAATACGGACCAGAAACGGCATCAACTGTTGAGGGTGGCAATATTAATGTAACTGATTTAAGCGATGCAATTTTATCACCAATGTTTTATAAAACAAAAGTTGTGGCCGAATTTGAAACGGTTAAAACTTTACTCGATAATTTAGCCACTCAAAAAGGATTTATTAGGGTTGTTGACACTAATAACAGGGTTTTAAAAATACATCCAACTAAATTGGATTATGAATGGGTAACTAATTTATTAAAAATCGAAGGTGAGCAAAGAAATGAAAGCGACTTTGTAACTATTGATACAATAGGTACTGAATTAATCAATATTAACGAGGTTGGCTATGATTCAATAATATTAAAACGTAACTGGTTTAAAATTGATGGTTTTTTTGTAACTTTGTACGATTTCAATAGTGTACCGTTAATTAATCCCACAAGGATAGAAAAAGTTAAGGTTAATGGTGTAGCATATACAAATGCAGTTAATTTAGCAGATGCAATAAATGGATTATAGTTTTATAAAATTATCGAAAATACAAGATAGTGAAAATCCAAAAATTTCACAAATTAACTATTCAGATTGCGTTCAGTTATTACCTTCTGAAAGTTATTTGCAAATAAGTAACAACGCTGACGGAATTGCATTTGACAATGACTTTTCCGTTTTTGTTGTTGACTGTGATAATACGGAATTGGCTGACATAACCACAAATGTATCTATATTTGAGTTTACTGATATTAATGGAGTTCACCAGATAGCATTTGAATTAAATTTTCTTACTGTTGATTTTGGATTTCAACCTGTTAGATTAAAATTTGTTAAAACAACTGGTTCTGATATTTGGTATTCAAATGAAATATTAATAACAGAGGAAGCTGAAGAACAAACCACACGTTTTGACTATAAATCAAATGATTATTTTCATGGAATATCTTATAATATAGTTGATTTTTATCAATCAATAAGGTTAAGATGCTTTTTTGATCGTTTGGATAGTGAAACAGAAGTAAAAGACTACTATCAGATAAGCAAAGGTAATACAATCAGTACAAGGGCATTATTTAAAGAATTAAGCCAATATAAATTTGTAAATATAAATCCTTTTGTATTCAGAAGGATAAATATATTATTAATTCACGATATTATTTATATTGATGGATTGAGAATGACTAACAAAACAAATGTAAAAGGGTCGGAACGCTTAGGCTATTCTAATTTATCAGAAGGAGAATTTTCTGCATACATAAACAACAGCGACCCTTTTAATTTTGATTATCAAATTTATGAAGGATTAAAAATTATAGAAAATAATCCTGTTGGCCAGATAAGTTTATACGAGTTTTTTAATGAAATTTCATTTTCTTTAAATAAACCAGTAACTTTAAATCCAATAGCATCACTAATTAATTTAAAAGATGGCGATGGAAATATTTTATTTTCTTATGATTATTTAGATTTAACTTTTGATGGTATATATTATAATATAGATACAAGCGCATTCACACCAGCAATTGGAAGTTATACGGTTGAAATTCCAAAAGGTTTATTTTCCTCAACTTTACAAACAACAGATTTTTATTCATGGACTTTCAATATTGTTGTTGGTGATTATTCGGATTCAGATTACTCAATTGATTATTTAATATAAAGATATGACACAAGCAGAATTAACGGAACTTATTAATGATAACATTAGAAATAAGACTCCCAAAGTAGTAAAAGTAGAACACGCAGATGTAGAACAAGAAATAACAGATACTTTGTTTGATAATGTAGATACATTGACAGCTGTTATAGGTGCATTAAATGATACAATTACAGATATACAGGCTGTATTGGCGCTTAATAGTGGAGTTGTTAAAAGTATAAACATTGGATCTGGAACAGTTGGGGCAAGTAGTGCAACACAGGGCAATATTTCAAGTTGTATTTTAAATGCTGTTGGATCAAATGGTAATACATACACCGTTACACTTACAAATGCAATGCCTACAACAAGTTACAGTGTATTTTTTACTTTGGAATCAACAAGCGGTGATATGTTAGTTGATAACAATGCGTTAAGCGTAGTATTTAAACCTTTGACAACTACAACCTTCCAGTTTTCATTAGACGATGTAACAAGCTCTGGAAGTGATTTAATTGATTTGCATTTAAAAGTTTATAATAATACAACTTACTAAATATGGCTACATTAGAAATAAGAAAAAAAAGTCTTAAAACGTGGCTACACGTTCCAAGTGATGCAGATAATTTTATTTTATCTAAATTCTATTGCAAAACGAATGCTGGCACATTTAAAATTGTTGAAGAAAGCGGAAGTAATAGAAGGGAATATTCATATACTGATATCACAGTTTATGACGATACAGATATAGGAACGCCAGAAACATTCGCAAGCGCTCAGGCTTTAATGTTAAGACTGGAAGTTCTGAAATACACGGGTTTTAATAGGGATGGGGACATCCCAACTTCGTATATTGAAAGTGTTGTAGCGGGTACAAATATAACTATAGACGATACTGATCCTTTAAATCCAATTATTTCAAGTACTGGCGGTGGTGGAGGTTCGCAAACTTTAGCCGATACTTTAATATTAGGCAATACTACAGACGGCGAAAATATTTTCATTAGTGATGGTGATGAAATTAGTTTTGACAATGGATCAAGAATAAGAAAGGGTTTAACCGATGCTGGGAATGGCGGTGCAAAAGGTGTGGCATTAGTTTGCTCATTAGATTACGAGTTGAAATGGGAAGCTGGTCGTTTATATGTAATGCAACAAGATGGTTTTACTATTCGTGAAGTATCTAACAATTTTACAATTACACCAACTGCTACAGACGATATAAGTAAAGGATTTGTAGTTGGTTCACGTTGGATTTTAGACGATGGCGATTTATACATTTGTACCGACAACACAAGTACGGCTGCTGTTTGGGAATTACAAACAGCGGTTACAAGCGTAGGCTTAACAATGCCGAGCGCTTTTACTGTTACAAATAGCCCAATAACATCGAGCGGTGATATTGCAGTAACAGGCGCTGGATTAGCTTCTCAATATGTAAGAGGTGACGGTGCATTGGCTAATTTTCCAACTTCAGGTGGTGTCGGTTCAAGTGTTAATTATTATCTAAACGGCGGAACAAGTCAAGGTACTTTTGGCGGAACAACTTATTATGAATTTAGTAAAACGGCTGTAATAGGAACGGGAGTTGATTTTAGTAGAGGTACAAATGGTTATATTGCTTCATTCATAACCGATGTAGCAGACCCTTCGTTGTTACTTATTCCTGCTGGTAATTGGAATTTAGAATTTTTCTTTTCTTCAAGTTCGGCTGGCGGTTCACCTTCATTTTACGCTGAATTGTACAAATACGACGGAACTACATTTACTTTAATTTCTAGTGGTTCGGCAGTTCCTGAAGGAATAACAAATGGAACAACTATTGATGCTTATTTTACAGCATTAGCAGTACCCGAAACGGTATTAACAGTTAATGACAGATTAGCTATAAGAGTGTATATAAATGCTTCAAGTAAAACAATTACACTACATACACAAAACGGTCATCTTTGCGAAGTAATTACAACTTTTTCAACTGGATTAACTGCGCTAAATGGTTTAACAAATCAGGTGCAATATTTCGCAACAGGAACAACAGGCGCTGACTTTGGAATTAGTTCGGCAACAGATACGCACACTTTTAATTTGCCAACTGCAAGTGCAACTAATAGAGGGGCTTTAAGTTCGGCAAATTGGAGTACATTTAACGGAAAACAAGATGCTTTAGTTTCAGGCACAAACATTAAAACAATTAATGGTAATAGTGTTTTAGGTTCGGGTAATTTATTGTTAGGTGTACCATTAACAAGGCAAGAATTTAGTTTTTCAGGCGCTCAAACTTTTACACTTTTTGGCACTCCTTCTGATATTTATGCTGTTTTTGTTAATGGTCAGGAACTTAATAGCAGTCAATATTTTTTTGTAACTACAACATTAACAATATCAGATACTTTACAAACTGGTGATAAAATAAACATTCTTTATACACCTACAAGTGTTGGAGTTTTAGAATATTATACAAAAGCGCAAATTGACGGTTTTTTGACAAATTCAAATATTGAGTCAATTATCGGTCAGGCTTCGGGTGTTAATAGTGGATATTTAAGTTTCACAGATTGGCTTGATTTTGATGCCAAACAAGATACAATAACGCTAACGACAAACAATTTCAGCGGTGTAGCTACATTAATAGGAACTACATTAAATATACCTAATTACGATGGCTTTATTCCTAAATTAAGAGGACACGAAACATTCAGAGGGGTTAATTATTCAAACAATTCAACAACAGAAGTTGCAAGTGGGGGAATTGTTATGGCAACAACAGGTTCAACAATTGCCAGAGCAGTATCATCAACAAATTACGCAAGTAAACAAGTGCGTAAAGGATTTTACGGTTCTGTTGTTTCAACTGGTCGTTATACAGGAACAAGAGGTTCGGCTTTATTATGGTATTTAGGTGGCGGTTTTAAATACGTTTGCGATGTTTATATTTCTGATACTGCTTATGGTTCAGGATGTAGACAATTTTACGGAATGGCTGGTCAAACAACAGATTTGGCCTACAGTGATTCTGTTTTAGTTTCATCATTAACAAATATAATTGGTGTTGGTTCTGATGCTTCAGACACTAATTTACAAGTATTTCACAATGACGGAACAGGAACGGCAACAAAGATTGATTTGGGTGTAAACTTTCCAGCAAATAGAACAGCTGGAGCAGCATTAACTACTGTTTATTCAATTGAGTTATATAATGATTCAGAAAGTACAGACGTTAAATATTGCGTAAGAAATAAAGAAACAGGAGATATTGCAATGGGTACAATTACAACAAATTTACCTTTACATACGCAAGGATTGAATTTCTTTGCTTCTCGTTGTATGGGTGCTGGAGTAACTAACACAGGGCAATTTGATTTATTAACATTAGGAACTTATTCTTTATAATATGACACAATTCACACTACAAAGCCAAAACATTACTTTGGATGATTTAAAAATAAATGTTAGATTATTTCCAACAGATTTAGAATTGATAAACATAATTGACACGCACAGAACCTATAATAATTTAGCGGATGCAATTGCTGACTTAAGTAGTTTTATTGCTGAAATGACACCTATATTGTACGAGAACTTAAATCCTGAAACAAAATCTAATTATTATTTATAATGATATCAACAAAACTAATATCAAGAGAACAATTAGACTTAAATGCTAATGTACAAACCGTTACAAGTTCGGCAACGGTTACACCAACAAGCGCAAATGATTTGGTAGTTATTACTGCTCAAGCTGTTGGTTTAACTATTGCAAATCCTACAGGCACAATGGTACAAGGTCAGGCTTTAATGATTAGAATTAAAGACAATGGAACGGCAAGGAGTATTGCTTTTGGCACTAATTACAGAGCGTTAGGAATAACACTACCAACTACAACCGTAGTAAATAAGACTTTGTATTTAGGTATGATTTGGAACTCTACAGATACAAAATTTGATGTTGTTGGATTAAATCAGGAGGCATAATGTATTATTCATTAATTAGTTCGATGGGCAAAGGGTTATCAGATGCGCAAAAATTTATTTTAGCCGCAGGAATAACAGACGCAACGCAAAAAAGCGCAATTAATACCTTAGTTGATGATTTAAAATTTTATGGTTTATGGAGTAAAATGAAAGCCATTTATCCAATGGTTGGAGGAACTGCTACTACTCATCAATATAATCTAAAAGATCCAAGAGATTTAGATGCTGCATTTCGATTAAAGTTTTTTGGAGGTTGGAATCATTCAAGCGGTGGAGCTTTACCAAATGGTATATCTTATTCAGATACTTTTTTTAACCCAGTATCTCAATCTAGTGCGCAAAATTCATTTTTTCTGTCAGTATATAGTAGAACAAATTCAAATATTGGTTTTCCTTATGATATAGGTAATGCTGATAGTTGGGGCTCAGGAACTAAATTTACTGGTATTATTACAAGATATAATAACGGAAATAGATATATTTCAGTTTGCGACGCTTATTCTAGTGCGAATGGCGAAACAGATTCAAGGGCTTTTTATTGCGGAGGTACTAATGGCAGTTCAAATCAAAGATTATATAGAAATGGTACAAGTGTTTTAAGCGGAACTTCTCAACAGAGTGGCTTTTCTAATTGTAATATATATATTAGTGCTGTAAATTCATTATTAAGCGTACCAGCTGCAAATGGTTACTCTAATAAACAATTGGCATTTGCTTCATTAAGCGATGGATTATCAGCAACGGAATCGGCTAATTTTTACACAGCCGTACAAGCATTTCAAACAACTTTATCTCGCCAAGTTTAATTATGGAAGTATATAAATTAACAATAGAACAAAAACAAGCTTTAAACGGTCAAACTTATGACGGTTTGCAATATTTTAACCCAACTTTAGATGCTGACAATAATTGGTTTATTTCAATTGAGGAGGTAAACGGTTGTACGAATGAGTTATTACAATGGGTTAAAGATTTGCCTTTAATTACTTACAACCCTATAATATATGAACGTTTTTAATGAAAAATAAAATATTAAATGTAGTAACTACTATAATCGGAATTTGCATTTTATTTTTACAAGTATGGAAATATTACAGCCATACTTTAAATTTATCATTTAATGAGGTTATTTTAACCATCATTGCATTATTATTGTTAAAAGACCCAAATAAATTAATTAACTTTGTAAAAACAAAATTATAATAATGGATTATATAAGCATAATAATAGGATCTTTACCAATGATTGGAACAATTGTAGGTATTTATATCAAAATGAACAATGTTATAATCCGTCAAGATATGAAAATTGAACATTTAGAAATGAAAATAAATGAAATACAAGTAAATGCCGAAAAATTGAATAATATTCTATTTAAGAAGCTTGAAGAAATGGATAAGAAAATGGATGATGTAAGGATGCACGCTTTTAGTTGTATTAATTTTAAAACTAATAAGAATGGATAAAATCAGTTTAAACAGAATCGAAAAAGCGCATCCTAAAATTAGAGAAGAATTAAGCGTATATTATAGAGAATGTAACAACTTACTTCCTAAACACGTTAGGCTTCGTTTTAGCCACGTTTTTAGAAGCCCACAAGAGCAAAGAGAATTGTTTTTAAAACGTCCTAAAGTAACTAACGCTGATAAATTTCAAAGTATGCATAATTACGGTTTGGCTTTTGATGTGGTTTTATTATATGATAAAAACGGTGATGGTAATTTTGAAACAGCAAGCTGGGAAATTGATGAACACTGGGAACGAGTGATAACATATTTTAAGAGCAAAGGATATCAATGGGGCGGTGATTGGAAAACATTTAAAGATAAACCACACTTTGAGAAAAACTTCGGCTTTGATTGGAAAACATTAAAAAGCAGATTTGATAAAGGAATAATTATAAATGACAACGGAATTACATACCCTAAAATATAATAAAATGGAAAAAAAAGATTTGATTAATTTAGCACTTAAAGAAGTAGCTATTAAATACAGCGAAAGTCCAGCAACAACAAACGCTGGAAGATGGTTAAGGTTAATTGTAAAGTATTTACCGACTGATTTAATTGTTAAAGCTTTTGCGCATAAATTGAGTAGGTAATTTAAAAAAAAGTTTAGCCGTTAATTAATTTTAGCGGTTT